GGGGCAGTCTAGCGGGGGCATAAGATCGGGAAACGGTGTACCAAGTGGATCGGCCATGGCGCGGGTGACTGACCAGAACCTTTGCATCCTCCAGCCAGCGGAGCGCGTTGCGTACAGCGCGCTCTGATAAGCAAGTACGCTCAGCAATCCTGGCAACAGACGGCCAGCACACACCATCATCGTTCGAGTTATCAGCAAGCGAGATCAAAACGGACTTCTGGGGCGCGCTCATGCCTTGAAGAGGCCAGCACTGACTCATGATTATTGTGCTCACCAGTCGAGCTCCTCTTCTTTCTCTTCGAGAGCATCAGGTTGATGCTGAGGCGCGCTGATCTCTGGCTCCTGAGCGGGAACAAGCTCAAGGAGTTCTTGCCTCAGGCAGATGATTGCCCCATAGATCCAGCTGTTTGGGTTAGCTCGCCCGCGATACCAGATCTGGCCATCCTTCTGGTACATGTGAATGCCGCTGAACTTCGCTGCTTCATTCAGAGCGCTAGTCCGATCTGATGGGCCTGCACAGATGAAGAGGTTGTGCAGCCGCTCCTTTTCTTCTTCCTCGTATCCATCTGAGGTCAGAGCAAAGCCGCTGCTGTAGCCCTGAATGACATTGGCTATCGATTTAAATGGACCTCTGAAAAACTCCCTGGAATGGTTGACTCGACTGTCAACCAGGCCTTCATGAATCTCAGCCTCTACGTCCTTGGGGTCTTCAACTTGGCCAAAACACAAAAGCTTGAATGGGAGTGGCGAGCTTGTAGAACTGGATAGCTCGTCGCACCGCTGCAGTGGAGCACGCTCTGTCATGCCTATCTTGTAGATGCCCGGCATTGCGGCGTTGCCCAGGCAGTAGATGAACCCGTAATTCATGGGTTATGCTTCCTGTGTGTTGTGTTTTCCCACGCGTGATTCGGCTGCCACCGATCCACGCACCGACAAAGCCCTGTAGTAGTCGCTCAGGGCTTTGTTGTATCTGCGCCTCCACTCACTCGAACCCATGCCCGCCAGCTCTTCAGCGGCGTTAGCCATTGCGGCGTAATCAGAGTTCGTGAGACGAGGGCGCATGCTCAGACGCTCACCAGGCGAGGCTTGCGTCGCATCTGGTCAATCATCCGCAGAGCCTCTTCTGTCGCGGCGCGAGACTCAGAGAGTTCACGGTGAGCCTCTTGCAGCTCACCTTCATCAGCGCCATCAACCAGGCTCGCAATTGTCTGCTGTGCTTCGCCGTTCTCTTTGATCAGGGATCGGAGCATGCAGAGCACTTCCCGCTCGCCGCCCTCTCCATCGATCAGGCGAACCGATACCCCGACCGGAGTCAGCAGGTCGCCCAAAGCCTGAATCTTCAGATCGTTCGGGAGAGCGGCCAGGATCGAAGGCAGGAAATTTGCCGGAAGCAAGTTGTTGTCCTTCGTGGAGTCATCCAGCCAGCGGAACACCCGATCGGCATTCGCCTTCATCCTGTCCATCGCATCACGCGAGGGAGGGTCGAATACGATCCCGGTGGCGATATGAGCGTTGATGCGTTCGTGAGCCTCCACGATGTGCTGGACCACGGTCTCGCGGCTCCAGCCTTCGCGGCGGCGCCACTGGTTCACCACGCTGAGAAGCGTGGAAATCAGGGTGTGCGATTCGCTTCGCATGCTTTGTGGCCTCCCGGCCGGTAGATTGGATCGGGTTAGGCAACGGCCTTGGCGGAGTGAGATGGGAAGGCCTTAACCTCCTCAGCCGAGTAGGTTCCGTCTGCGTTTTCGGTGACATAGATGTCACGCCCGACCCGCAGCGCCTTGTTCAGTGCGCCCTGGGTCAGTCCAAGCAGCGCAGCGGCCTTGGTCTGGCCCTTCTGGGCAGAAAATTCTTTGAGAGGAATGCGGTGCATAACCCAGGTCTCCATGGTTTATCCATGGATAAAGTATTGCCGGCGGTTATTTTAAAGTCAATGCCGGCGGCGATGGATACCTATCGCCTGCGGGAATACCCTTCGCACATGAGCGACAAGAAACGTGAAATCTCCCACTGGGAGAAAGAGGAATGCGCAAAGCTGAAAGCTGCGCTGGAAGAATTCAACGCCGGGAAATCTCGGAAGGACAGCCTTACCCAGGGGAAAATCGCCGAAGCTCTCGACATGAGTCAGGGGTCCGTGAGTTCCTATCTCAACGGGTACAACGCGCTCAATGCGAGGTTTGCTTCGTACGTTGCCTCGCAAATTGGGATTCGTATCGAGTCATTCAGTGAACGGCTGGCGGCGGAAGTTGGGGAGATGGCCAAGGCTGTACATGCAGAACCCGCAAAGGGGAATGTCATCCCTGCCGACTTTTCAAGGCAGAGGACAAAGAGCGGGTTCATTGTCGTCCCCCAATACGATATCGCTGCCTCCATGGGGAAAGGCCTGGCGCGCCCAGAATTTGATGTCGTTATCGACTCGATTGTCGCGAGCATCGATTACTTATCTCGCAACGTCAGGTACTCAGCGCCAGACAACCTCGCGCTAATCACGGGATATGGCGACAGCATGCAGCCTACGTTTTCGGACGGAGACATCCTTCTAGTCGATACCGGCATCACTGAGATAAAGATAGATGCCGTCTACGTTATGGCCCTGAAGGATGAGCTTTACATAAAGCGGATGCAGCGAAGGGCAGATGGCACCTTTCTGATGATCTCAGACAACAACGCATACCCACCAATCGAGGTATCCAGCGCCGAATTAAAAAAGATTCCAGGTGCTCGCTAGGGTCCTGCTGGCCTGGAATGCGAAGAGACTGTGATGGACACCTGATGTTCAAGGAGAGAAACGATGGTCGACTGGCACGCTGAATTTGGGGATAGCCGAATTTTCCACGAGAAGCGCATAGACCGAAGGTCTGTCGATGAGCTTGCAGGACTGGCGGCTGGGATCACTGCTGATGGGCATATCAATCAGCAGGAGGCCGAGTTCCTACAGGATTGGATTGTTACGAACCTGGTCCATCTTGACGATCCAGTGACCAACCTCCTCTACAGGAGGCTCTCAGACATGCTTTCCGATGGCGTGTTAGACGCTGACGAGTCCGCCGAACTGCTTGAGATTCTTAGAGGGTTTGGTGGCCTCTCTGCTTCCAAGCCGAAACCAAGCGACAATGCCTTTACGCCATCGAATGCTCTTCCGCTCAACAATCCAGCGCCCAAGCTTGAATGGTCGGGCCATCTCTACGTTTTCACTGGCGTCATGGTCTACGGCCCCAGAAAGCATTGCGAAGAGATCGTCGTCAACCGCGGCGGGGGAATAGCCTCAGGCATCAGCAAAAAGGTGCATTACCTGGTTGTCGGCGAGATAGGCAACGAGCAGTGGCTTCACAGCACCTACGGAACCAAGATCAAGCGAGCTGTCGAGTTGCGTGAGGAAGGCCATCCCATCGCGATCATCAGCGAGAAGCACTGGCAAGCCTCGATGTTCAACCTGGTCTAGGTGAGGCGAGGCGTCATCGCATATGGGCCGCAGGCTCACGAGCACCGCATCATAGGCAAGGTCATCTGGAGGGGTGGGGATTTGTGATGGGCTGCGAGAGGCATACCAGCAATCAACTAAGGAAGATGGAATGAGCGAGCCAACTAGGATTACCGAAATTCCACATGAACGACTTGGCTCGTTTATTGACGAGCATGTCGATAAGTACTCGGCATACAGCATCCAGTGGAATGGCGAGGCAGCTGTCCATCTTACTTTTGGACGAGATTCACTGCGCCTTGGGACCACCAGGCTTGTCCACTTCGATGACGCTCCTGCACAGGATGACTCAGGCCGACTTGAAGTCGTCAGGCTTGACGTAGCAGCTATCTCAATGCCGCTCGCAACAGCCAAACGCCTTTCTGAAACCCTGGCCAGAATGATAAAAGGACTTGAGGGTGGGGCGGATGAGTGAAGCGCTGTCAATCAGAGACCCCTCTGGAAAAGTGGTTCCTGATCATCCATCATGGAGAGGAAGAGGAAATCCTCCCGAGGAAGACGAATTGAACACTCGAATTATCAATCTTGAGCGAGACATGACTGATGTCAAAGTGGCAGTCGGCAAGATTGAGACTCGCCTTGAAAGCATCGAGAAGCACATGGTGACAAAAGGGCAGATGGCGGTCTGGGCCCTTTCTGCCATGCTCGTTGTAGGTGGGTCGTTCGTAGGAGCTATCTGGTGGATGGCTCAGCAATACCTAGCGCCCATACTGTCTGAAATCGGCAGAATAACCTCCTGAATCAGCCCCGCACCGCGGGGCTTTTCGTTCCTGCCCACCTTTGATAGATTCCCTCCGCCAGCCTGGGAGGACAGCAGCCCGGCGCAGGCCGCGCCTCGACTCCCGTGCGGACTTTTCACATCAGCCGCACATTTGATACATTCAGGCGTCCTTGAAGGCACAACACCGAAAGGACCAGGCCGCGCCGGAACCTTCCCCGGCGCGGCCTTTTCGTTCCTCCCTGCCCTTCCCTCCAGGCTCCGCACTGAGCTGACGACCGCCCTACCCCGGCGCTGAACTCGCCCCAGCGCCACCCTTCCCACCTAACACCGTATCCAGAGCCCGCCTAGCGCGGGCTTTTTCATGGGCGCAAGAAAATATATCTCCGCCGGTATTGACTTATGTATATCCGGCGGCGATAGTTAATCCATAGCCGCAGCCAATACGCGGCCCAGGCCACCGAGCCGACCGCTCTTTCACAACCCGCGCCATGAACGACTACCCGGCAACGCCGGTTAGGTCAGCCCGAGCTGTCTCCTGGCGGGCGAAAGAAATCCAGGGGAAACAACCAAGCCTGCCTCTACGGCGACCGGCGATCCGACAGGCCCGAAAGCCTGCCAACGCGCAGACCACTGCGACGGCGGACGAAGCGAAATGCTGAACCGAGCGAATGACCCGCATGCAGGTGCGGAGAAACACCGATTTCACTGGCTGGCCCTCCACCGAGGGCCAGACGGGAAGTCAATACGCCCTGGAGGGCAAGACGATGAATGAAAAGGCCTTACTGGCTTTACGTCAGTCTCTTCGAATCATCCGCAGGGAGAACGACGTACACCGAGCGCGCATCGAGTACTACGAAACGGTCGGAATGCTGCGCGGATTGCACTACGGCGGAGCGATCGACTCCTGGCAGCTATTAGCTCTAACCGAGCTAGCAGGAAGCGCATACATCAACGCCGGGAAACCCTGGTAAGGAGACTGAAATGGCTCAATTCAATATCGATTCCCACCTGAGCGACGGAAAGAGCCTGCAATGGCTTGCCCTGCCGGACGCCGGTGAACAGCCTCTGGACGTTGAGGTGAAGGTTCGCCAGGCGGCAATGAAGAAGTTCGGACAGTCCGTCTTCTTCAATTGCTGGGAGCACGTAGTTGCAAGCAACGGCTACATCACCGTGCGGATGCATGCGTGATGCAAGGAGTCGACCCGATGACAATCATTCACGAATGCGACCGGTGCAACGCGACCGGTCGCGTGATCGAGACGTCCGACGGATTCCGCTGCGAGGGTTGCTACGAGGAGGCGCAGGAGCAGGTGCGCAGCGATGCGAGCTGCCCTGAGTGTGGGCGCCTGGGGGTGACGGCTACAGGAATTTGTTACGCCTGCGAGAACACTTGAGAACACTGCCACGGTTCGCCGGGGCATCACCGAGGAAAGGACGATGATTGGCACCGTACATAAAGAACAGCCTCTGACCCTGCACAGTCGCATCGGCTCCGCAGATGGTGAGCATCACTCTTACACCATGATGGTGACCGAGCCACTGCGAACTCCTGTGGTCGTACGTGACGACGGCAAGACCTTCATGTTGACGTGGAGCGACCTGATAGACCTGGCGCGCTCTGCGTTTGCAGAGGATGACGCAGAAAAGCAGGCATAGCCCGACGCCTGCCGGTAGCAGGGCATCACCCGCGCCTGCCGGGCTCCCCAACGCAGGCCCGATCCACCTGGCCACATCGCCAGGCTGTATCGGAGAGTGGTCTGGTCGCACAGCGCTAGGGGTATAGCGTGTGCGCGGCTATCTAGTCCGCCAGTGACCCAGCCCGGCGCCAGCCGGACAGAGACTCAGCACCGGCTAGACCACTCCCCCATACAGCATCACGCAATCACAACAGACGGAGGCCTCATGGCGGCCAAATCGTTCAAGCAGATGATCAAGGACGGCGACCTGAAGCGCGCGGATGCGATGAAGGCTCGCCTCGAAGATCTTCACGAAGAGCCCGGTTTCAACCTGCGCGCCGAGGGCGAAGACCTCGAGCAGAGCATCGCGGATCTGGCCGACTACCTGCACCAGGGCGGCATCGTTCCGGCCCTTGAAGTGAGGCCGCGCGAAGAGGGAGGTATGTGGGTTGTCGACGGGCACCGCCGCCGGCGCGCTTACCTCAAGCTCGACGCTGAAAAGCGGTTGCCGCGCGATCCAAACGGTGAGTTCTGGGTGCCCATCGTGGCGTTCGCCGGAAACGACGCCGAGCGCGTGCTTCGAGTGATCACCAGTCAGGAAGGGCGCAAGCTCTCCCCTCTGGAACTCGCACACGGCTACAAACGGCTGATTGCGTTCGGATGGACCGTCGAACAGATCGCCCAGAAGATGGGGAAGACCCGGC